ATTAAATTAAAATTTTCGTATGAAAAAGTTATCAGAAGAGGAATTGAAAGCATTAAAAGAATTCCAAGAAAAAAACAATAAAATAGTAGCTGATTTAGGAACAATTGAATTAAATATTAATATTCTAAAAGGCCAAAAAGACAAAGTATTAGAAGATTTTCAAAAATTACAAGATGAGCAAAATGCCTCTGCAAAAGAATTACAAGATAAATACGGCGCAGGTAATATAGATTTAGAAAGTGGTGAATTTACACCCGAAGAAAAATCTACATCAAAATAAATTTTTTTAAAATAATTTTTAATATTTATAATTAAAATAATATAAATATAATATAAACAATGGCAGAAACATTAATATCCCCAGGTGTATTAGCAAGAGAAAACGATCAGTCCTTTGTTGGAGGTAGACCAGTTACTTATGGCGCAGCTATTATAGGCCCCGCAGTAAAAGGTCCTGTTGGGATACCAACAGCCGTTTCTTCTTTCTCACAATACGAATCTATTTTTGGAAGTACTGTAGAAAGTGGTTCCCAATATTATAGTTATTTAAATTCAATAGCAGCAAGAAATTATTTTTCTCAAGGAGGCGAAGGTTTATTAATAACTAGAGTAGTTACAGGTTCATTTTCAGGTGCAGTTACTTCAGGTAGTGCCGAAGGAGTTAATAATTCAGGAATTGACGCTATAGACATTGGAGTTAATGGTACTTTAGCATATGAAAAACAATCATTTGAATTAAAAACTCTTTCTGAAGGAGTTATAATGAACAATTACCAATTAACTTCATCAGCTGGTGGTACATTAGTTTCTGGTTCTGCAGACAATTTAAGATGGGAAATTAACTCATCTAATACTGCTTCTGGAAACTTTTCATTACTTATTAGAAGAGGAAATGATACATCTAATGCAAGAACTGTATTAGAATCATATAATGATCTTTCAATGGATCCTACAGCACCTAATTATGTTGCTAAGGTAATAGGAGATACTTATTTTACAATTGCTACTGATGGATCAGATACTTATGTAAAGACAAATGGGAATTACCCACAAGCGAGTAATTTAGTTTATGTTTCTGCCGTTAACACCCCAACACCTGGATATTTTGATAATGATGGGACTGCTAAAAACATTTTTACAGGTAGTTTACCTGCAATAGGATCAGGTTCATTCACAGGTGCTACAGGTAATAACTTTGAAAACAATACTGCTTTATTTAATGAAAATATTAATGCAGATAATATTCAAGGTATTAGTGCTAATGATTATACACAATCAATTGCTTTACTAAATAATACTGATTTGTATGATTTTAATGTAATAGCAGCTCCTGGTTTAATAAAGTCATTACACTCTTCTCAAGTTACTTCATTAGTAAGTTTAGCTCAAAATAGAACAGATTGTATAGCTGTAGTTGATATAGTTCCTTACGATTCAACTATTAATGCCGCTGTAACACAAGCATCAGGATTTGATAGTTCTTATGCTGCAACATATTGGCCTTGGCTACAAACTGTTGATCCTGGATCAGGGCAAACAGTATGGGCTCCACCATCAACATATATTCCTGGTGTTTATGCCTTTACAGATGCTTCTTCAGATCCATGGTTCGCACCAGCAGGTCTAATTAGAGGATCTTTAGGAAATGTAGTAAGAGCTGAAAGAGCTTTAACCTCAGGTAATAGAGATACATTATATGTTGCTAATGTTAATCCAATAGCTACATTCCCTGGAAATGGTATTGTAGTATTTGGACAGAAAACATTACAGAAAAGGGCAAGTGCTTTGGACAGAGTAAATGTAAGAAGATTGTTAATTGCTCTTAAGAGTTATATTTCTCAAGTATCTGACAATTTAGTATTTGAACAAAATACTATTTCTACTAGAAATAATTTCTTAAGTCAAGTCAATCCATATTTAGAATCTGTACAACAAAGACAAGGTTTGTATGCATTTAAAGTAGTAATGGATGAAACCAATAACACCCCGGACGTAATAGATAGAAACCAATTAGTTGGTCAAATATTTTTACAACCAACAAAAACAGCTGAATTTATAATCTTAGACTTTAATGTTCTCCCTACAGGAGCAACATTCCCAGATTAAGAAATTTAGAGTTTAAATATTTATAATAGAATAAATAATATAAAATAAAATGGCAGTATTAGATCCAAACGAAATATTTTTTACAGCATTCGAGCCCAAACAAAAGAATAGGTTTATTCTCTATGTAGATGGAATCCCTTCATACCAAATTAAAGGTATGGGAGCCGTTACATTAAATCAAGGCACCGTTGCTCTAAATCATATAAATGTCCAAAGATTTGTAAAAGGTAAAACAACATGGGCCCCAATATCAATGACCCTATTTGATCCTATTACACCTAGTGGTGCTCAAGCCGTAATGGAATGGGTTAGATTACATCACGAATCAGTAACAGGTAGAGATGGGTATAGTGATTTCTATAAGAAAGATCTTACTTTAGATGTACTTGGTCCTGTAGGTGATATTGTATCAGAATGGATTATTAAAGGTGCTTTAATTACTTCTGCTAATTTTGGTGATTACAGTTGGGATACTGAAAATGCTGCTCAAGAATTAACTTTAGAAGTACAACCTGATTACTG